TAGCACAATACGGTGCTTCGTAATGATAACTCATTAACGGCGGCTAGAACCCGCAACCCATATTAGGAGAAATCAAATGGGACGCCCTCTAAAAATCGCAAAGGCTCAAGCAGTCTTAACAATCACTGATACGGCCGAAACAGGCAGTATCGTTACAGTATCAGGTGGAAATCTAACTACAAGCCCTACAGTAGGCATAACTAAAGGTATGACATTTGTAGCTGATACAACAGTTGGTGGAATAACAGCTAACACAATTTACTATGTTAATTCAATATTATCAAATACTACATTTGATGTATCAGAAACTCAATTGAGTGTGCAGCCTCAAGTAATCCCAACATTAACAGACGAAACAGGCCAATCAGTTAGTGTTTCATTTAATGTTGTTGATGCATACTTCAACAACCCAACAGCAGGTGCTGGTTTTCCAGCAACAAATGCTAATACATATAGCGTAGTTGGTGGTAATACCGCAATCATTGGTAACCAAGTATTAGCACAAGTTGCTATTGGTGTTAATGGTACAGGTACACTATATACTCCAATAGCAGTTAATACTAGTAATGTAGTGGCAGGGGTAGGTACTGATTTAGCTAACCTAACCACTGGGGCAGCAATTCAAGTTGCAGTGGCTAACATTAACGGAAGCACAGATTTTGTTAATTTAGGCTTTGCAAGTGCAACAAAAGGTAATGTTACCGTAGCTGTTGCTAATACAACAGTAACCGGAAATGTTATCGGAACTTCAGGCAATGCTCAAACGCTTGCATTAAATATGCCAATTAAGTTTGACGCAAATTTTGGCGGTTTAACTACAAGTACAACATATTTTGTTAAAACTATTGCTAATGCTGCTGCATTCACAGTTTCTACTGATCAAGGTGGAGCATCGGTACAGCTTACCGCTAATGCAAGTGTTACTGGAAATGCTATTATGAATCGTGTTGTGCTAACAGCTAATGCAAATGTTATTGTGGGCAATGCAGCATTCATCTTTGCAAATGATGAAGCAGGTTTCATTGTTCGTCAAAAAGGCAAGCAAAAGTATCTAGTAACAGGTTCAACTAGTGGTTTAACAGCACAATGCTTTACTGCAAATCTTGCAAATACTGCGTTGACACCAAACACAATGCGTATTCTTGCTACATATGCTAACAGTGCTACTCAAACAGTTCAAAGTCTTTCTGACCACACTGGTGAGTTGTTTACTGCTACTTCAGGTCCAATTGCTACAGGTAATATTGTGTTCCAAAATGCTGCTCCAGTATTTGCAACATTCAATACAGCAGCAGTTGCTAATGCAGATAACGGTCAACCGTATGAATTAGTTACTATTGCAAGTGCTTAATCATGACAACTGCAACAAGTAAGGTAGCTAAAATGCAACCAGAAACTGAAATTGCAGTACTTCAGATTCAAGTTAAGACCCTCGAAGAAAAAATCGGGGAACTTAAAGTGGATCTGAAATCACTTCATGATGCGATTGAATCTAATGCAGACGAAACTAGGCGAATGTTAAAATCTATGCGTGAGCAAGATGTTAAAGAACACAGTGAATTGGCTAGTAAAATTTCAGTATTAGAAAAATGGCGGTGGATGATGATGGGGGCCGGTATAATAATTGGCTCGTTAGGCTTCCCCACAGTGTCAGCAATACTAAAATAAAAAAAGAGACTTAGGTCTCTTTTTTTGTAAGTGCCTTTAATTTAGATTGAACTACATCAAAATTTACTGTACTAAACAATCCCGGATGTAATGGTTTGGGATATTGATTATCACCTACCCATGCATAACCGCAATGTTCTTCATTTAGATTTGGTACAAACTCATCGGCTACCTCACAGAAAAATGTATGATATGTGAATGTATGATTGATGAATTTTTGAATAGGTATTAATTTTGCATTAATCGGAAACATACCTAATTCCTCTTGGCATTCTCTTGCAACACCCTCAAAGAGAGTTTCATAATCTTCTATTTTTCCACCCGGAATGCCCCAGTTACCTGGATTTTTGTTGTCTGTTCTTAATAGATATAAGTAGCGATTTGTTTTATTGCTATAAAAGAAAACCCCTGCAGCTTTATTGCTCATACTATGATTTATCACAGTATTAGATGACTATAGAATAATCCCCTGCAGCATAGAAACCGTCGTAACTTTTCATCCAAATGTCATCCACAAAACGATATTGAACATTAGTTATTAAGTTGGTTACATATTCTAGTGTTGTTGGAGTTGCAGCAGTACTATCAAAACTTACACCCCATTCACCTGTACTTGCATTATATTGAATAATGTCATTAGCAAAAGCGACTACATTGCCCCATGCTACTGTACTATCACCGGGCGCGCCAATATTATCAGTTAACAAATATCTACGACCGTTGATTGGACCAGGCAATCCTGCGTTAGGACCGGTCATTTGAGGGTTTACAACGCCATCAACTGGACTTAATGTATTTTGCGGTAATGTATCAGGGTCAATGTTGTAAATCAACAACCTATCATCATTTGGATTGGGTACAATAGTGCCTACAATGTCAGTAGTCATATATGGATTTTGTAGCCAAATTTGACTAATGCCCGGTTTAACTGCCCCGTATGCATTCAATACACTAGACCAATATATATCTGTATCAGGATTAACCGGTAAATTTAGATTGATATTAGATGGATCAAATGCTATAGCCTCTGGTAATATCTGTAAGGTATTTCCTATTAATAATAGCTTGTATCCATATGGTGTAATCTTTTGTCTTGTTCCCAATAACATATCATCATTTTGCATATCTTGCAATGCATTACCTGCAAAAATACTGGCTATGATTTTCTCAACAACACCCATCTTCTTGACTTTACTTGCGGTGGTGATCCATATTGGCATATAGAATTTCCAACTCATGACATCAATAGGATTGCCTGTATTAATTGGAATACTACGACTACTGAATGTTAGTCCATCTTGAAACACTGCGCTAAGACTAGTCCAGTCTAGAAAGTTATCAGTACTTTGAATCTCTAATGCAGGATTGAATAATGTTCCTAGTTGTTCAATCAATTGTAATTTTTGATTGTAGTTGGTTGTCCAAAAATCAACGGTGATTCTTAATGTGTAAGGCACTGGCATTAATCTTTCAACAGTAAATGCCTGTCCTTGAACAGTTTCATATTGTTGTGTTTCTTGATTATATGATCGTTGACGAACATTAATCTTGTCTACAAAGGTAGGATCCTGAGTCCATTTTTGATTGTACTCTAAACCACTTATATAATATGTGATTAACGGTGCGCTAGGCAAGTTACTTGCACTATTGTTCGCAATAATAGTTGCTGCTTGTCTACTGCTATCACCATACATGATTGGTACACGTATAATAATATCATTGCCTGCAGGGTCTTTTCCTTTAGTAACTTCCCAGTTACTAAATATCTTTCCAAACTGAATTAAAAATCTGCGGATCTGCGAATCATAGAAAAAAGCTGCCATGTAAATACCTTAAGGTTGCGGGGGGATTGGATCTGGTTGTAATGTTAAAGCAGTAGACAATGCTTGACGCTGCGTAATAAATGTACCGTTAGTAAGTTCTGTCTGTGCTGTATCATTGATGAAGCCTGATAACAATGATTGATCTTGCGCTGTAAATCCAGTAACTGTCCTAACATTGGATGATATTCTAATCCATACTCTGCCGTCCCAACGATATAATAGTTGGGGGAAGTAATCAATACGTAAGAAATAATCACCTACTTGAGGATTTATCGGAAAACTGATACCGGCACCATAAACAGAACCTAGCCCTAGTATTTCCGTTGAGAATCCATTAGGAGCAGTCCCGTCGCCGGTCATATAACCTGCACTATAACCAAAGCTACGAGGACTACTACGTGCTATAAACTGGAATGCAGGATCACAATCTGCTCTCCAATCCATTTGTTGACTAATTGTTCCAGTAAATCCTGGAAGTTCGGGGTCAGCATCAGCGGTAGCATATGTATTATCCGCAGTACCATATGGTCCTGTAATTGGTCCATTACTAGTAACAGTTAGTATTATTTCCCCACTAACTCTACCTGAATTTGTATCTGTTCTATCTGGTGCTAGGGTGAATGTTTCTAAATGAGTAGTATTGAACACATCTAATTTATCATATCCTATATCAGCGGTCATATCCCAAATACTTTTGATTGCTGCCTTAGGTATTCTGATTACTGGACTAGAATTTTTATATTGAGTACTACTAACCATCATCACCGTACCAGTGTACGCAGGATTAGGTACTCCGCCATTTGTGTTTACATTGATAGGTGGAGCAGGATTATTAATTGCTCTGGATAATACACCGTTACTTGAATATTCACCGTATGTAGGTACAATATATAAATTGTTAGTAGTGTATCCTGATTTTGGAACAAGACGAGCAGCTTCTTGAAGTGCAGCATCATTGATTGCAATGTTAGTATTATAAGTAGCAAGAATATCTTTAAGATTGTCCGCAGTATCTAGTTGCCAATATGTAGTATTAGGTGGCATAATACCTGCAGGAACATCAATCAATGCCCTATAATTTTTGTCACCATAAGTAATAACATATCCTGCAGGATACGGTATGGTAGTATCCCAAATACCCAAGTAAGTATCTTGGTCTATTGGTGCAGTTAATATCTGACTAAATTCTTCACTATCAACCAGTGGTTCACATTTGATACGCCATAGATGAGGGAACCAAGTTGGGCTAAATCCCTCACTTGCATAGTTAGCATCGGTAATCTGCATAAATCGTTTCAATGCAACCGGTATTGTTTCTTTCAATGGATTATAATCAAGCAAGTGCGGCAACTCAATTACATCACCAACCATCAATTTTCTACCAACCAAATCAATCATGTCATTATAATGAACAGTAATGAATATGATATCATTATTTAAGAACAAACCAAACTGACTTAAATCAAAATCTAAATTCTGTACATTATAATGGCCACGCAAACGGTAAACATCTGGGTCATATGTTCTGTCACGGTTTTCTAAGAATAGCAAATCTTGGATGTTAGTGGGGGCTAGTACATCATAATCTGGTTGTGTATAATCAATTGAAGCTCCTTGATTGGTAGGGCCTAAGTACTTATGAACATACAAATCCGTGGAACCTGCGGTGAACTGTTCTGATATGATTCTATCAAAAAAGTTGTAATCGTTTGTTTTATTGGGGCGCCAAAGTGAAAGCCGGGGCATAATTAATCTACCTTATTACTTATTTATCGTAAATATAGATGACGGTGCATTACCCAAAACTTGACAACAAATGGTTTTGGGTATATAATACATACTTAGACAGTTAATTAAAGGAGTTGAAATGACTGAATTTGAAACTAAATGCTACGGTATGAGTGAACAAGAAATCCGTGAACAGTACATGGAAAGTATTACCGCTAAGTATTCTGGTCTAGAAATGGTCGTAATGGGCATTATGTCTGATTGTCAAGAAATGATGGCGATGGGCACAGGTCCTCGCTCAGTTGAATACGTTCGTAAAAAAATGAATGTTGCCAAGTTTATCCTTGCTGAAATGATGGATGCAAAAGTAGCCTAAATTTGACAACAAATGGTTTTGGGTATATAATACATACTTAGACAGTTAATTAAAGGACTACGCAATGAATCAAATTCAGTATATCGCAGATGGTTACAACAAGAACCGTGAGCGGGTAGTTCTGTGGCGTACGGGCAACTATCAGTATCAACTGGAAGTTGCTGGTAAAAACACCAATTTCTCTGCTGAATACTATGAGGCATTAGAGCGTTTTAAGTCTCATGTAATTGAAGTGGTAGAATCCCCGGAAGATTTTGTTACTGTGGCTTGACATTAAATGATTTTGGGTATATAATACGTACTTAGACAGTTAATTAATGGAGAGCATGATGAAAGTTTACATTTTTGATTCCAGTGATAATGTCAACGACGGTAAGTCCTGGGACCTTCCTATGATCAGCATGGGCCTGGATGAGCAGGATCGTCCTTACGCTATCGTAAAGAATCCCTACTTCCCTGGGGAGACACTGCGGGCAACCTACGAAACTTTTTACGGTTTCAATCGGTGGGGCGTTGACCTAGATTAAAGGTTGACA